AACACCGGTCGTGGTATGAGTATATCATTACTATACTGCGATGAGTTTGCGTTTGTACCTCCAAACATCGCTGAAGAATTCTGGACATCGATATCCCCTACACTAGCAACTGGTGGTAAGGCTATTATTACATCAACTCCTAACAGTGACGAAGACACCTTTGCCACTATTTGGAAAGAAGCCAACAAGAAGTTTGATGAATTTGGCAATGAACAAGCAACAGGAATAAACGGTTTCTTTCCGTTTACTTGTAAGTGGAGTGAACATCCTGATAGAGACGAAGCATGGGAAAAAGCAGAGCGTGGACGCATTGGAGAAGAACGATTCCGTCGAGAATATAACTGTGAATTCTTGGTCTACGATGAAACACTTATTAACAGTATTTGTCTTGCCGGTCTAGAAGGCAAGGAACCTATTCAACGAATGGGTCAAACTCGCTGGTATAAGCAATTAAATCGAGACAGTATGTACGCAGTGACGCTAGACCCTAGCTTGGGCACTGGAGGCAATAGTGCGGCAATTGAAGTATTTGAACTACCTAGCTTTACACAGGTTGCCGAGTGGCAACATAATTTAACTCCTATACAAGGACAAATTAAGGTGCTTAGGGAAATATTAAAATACATTCAAGACGAAACAGGTGAAACTGCTAATAACCTGTACTGGACTATAGAAAACAATACAGTGGGCGAAGCAGGACTGGTGTGTATCAAGGATATAGGCGAAGAAAATTTCGCAGGATTATTTGTAAGTGAACCTGTACGTAAAGGTCATGTACGTAAATTCCGTAAAGGATTTAACACCACACATGGCAGTAAAATCTCAGCAAGTGCTCGCTTAAAGTTTCTAATCGAAAGCGGAAAAATGAAAATTAACAGCAAGCCCTTGATATCTGAACTAAAAGCATTTATAGCAGCTGGCGTAACATTTAAAGCAAAGGTGGGCGAGCAGGACGATTTAGTTAGTGCTACACTACTAATGGTACGCATGAGCCAGGTACTAGCAGACTGGGATGAGCGTGTATTCGACAGTATTAGCAGTCATTCAGAGCATATGGATGACGATTGGGAAATGCCAATGCCTATCTTTATTTCGTCTAATTTAGGATAAATATCAGTATGAACAAGAATCTAAGCAACATTGCTGATGAATTATTTGGAAAAATTAGAACACAGTTTCCAAAAGTAAAACTTCGAGACGAGGATCGCGAATCAACGTCCGAGCCCGCGCTAGCAAGATTTTTTAATTTTGACTATCACCATAATCGAGTTCCGTTAGGATCTATCGATGTAAGTATTTCGGAAGAAGACGGACTTGTAGTAATTTACTCCAACGACATCGTGGAAGAAAAAGATGAATTTGTAAAGAACAAATTTTATAATTTCCTTCAAGAATTACGAGAATTTGCGAAACAGCGCCTGATGAATTTTGATACTAGAGATATTTCTAAAAGCAATCTAGATAAAAGAGACTACGAATTCATGTCTAAAAAGAACAACGGAGAAGACACTATGTCTGAAAGTAAATTATACGGCACTAGCAAAACTAGCTATCAACAATTGGGTGATGCTAAGTTAATTGTTAAACATAGTGCTCCAGTAAATTTTGAGAACCCAGCTGGACGAGCTCAACGCATTGAAAGCATCTATATTGAAAATGCTCAAGGCGAAAGATTTAAGTATCCTTACAAGCATCTAAATGGTGCTAGAGCATTGGCTACACACGTGGCACACGGCGGAACACCGTATGATTCTATTGGCGGACACGTAATTGGTCTTAGTGAAGAATTGAGCAACCTAAGAATGTTTAAGCAGTATGTTTCTAGAAATCCCATGGTTAGCGAAGCAATGGGAAGCATTCATTCTAAAGTAATGGAAAGAATCGATGCTGTTAAAAAAGAAATCCATAGTTTACAAAGTGCTACACGCTATGTTGAATTTGCTGAAAACTTCCACGCTAGCGATGCTAAAGAAATTCCAGAAGACGTTATGAATGACTGGATAGACAGATTAACTATCCGTACATTCAACGAAGAACTTAAGAACGTATTTCCTTATATCTTTAAACTAGTTGACGAAAGTGACATTCCTGTAAAAGATGTTGACCCAGATGATATGCTGAGCGAACTAAGCAAAGATACATTAAAGTCTTACAAGGGCAAAGCAGAGAAAGATGCAGACGAATATGAGAAAGCTGGACATGCTTATGATAGCGATCCTGACGAAAGAGACTTTGCACCTTCAGCATTTAAAAAGGCCGAACAACGCCGCGCAGGTGCTAAGAAAGCAGACGAGAAGTCTTCTAAGAAAGAAAGTTTCTCACCAGAAGTTCAGTTTGAAAACTTTATAGATAGTATTTTAGGTGAACGTGTTGATATTTTCAGTGATGATGAAAACAGCAAGAGAGAAGCTGTAGAAAAATTAAATCAACTAGTAGCACAACCAATGCCTGTAGGCACTGACGGAAGTAATGCTGTTGAAAGTTTATCTGACATTATTGATGATGATGAACTAACTGATGTTTTTAAAGAACTTGCCGATATCGACCCTGAACATGATGTAAGAGATATTCTTAAAGATTACATTAAAATTAAAGACGAAGAAAACGGCACAGACATTTTAACACAGATTCAATCCCCTGCGGATGATGGCGGCATGGACGCGGCACCACCAGCAGCACCTGCACCAGAAGCACCACCGGCTGAACCTGCAGCAGTAGCACCAGCTGAGCCAGCACCTGTGATGCCACCACCAGTCGCTGAGGAAAAAGAAGATCCTCCGTTTGATGGTCCTTACAAAAAGAAAGGCGACGATAAAGACGAGTTCGGAAATACCGTCAAAAATAAGGCTCGTCATTTAGCTAAAAAAGGAATGGCTGACGCTATTAAGAAAGCCAAGAAAGCTGGCGCAACAGCAGAAACAATCATTCGTATTGCTGGTAAAGAAATGACACTAGGCGAAGCAATTACTAAAGCAGGAATGAAAGTTGAAGACGTATTTGGAAACAAAGCAGACGAATTAATTGAATTTGTTAAGAGTATGTATAACGCCAACGAAGGAAACTTCCCTAAAGGTGAAGAAGGTGTTAAAATTGCCTGCGAAAAGAAATTCGGTGACAATGCTGGACCTATTGCTGAAAAAGTAATTGCTAAATTAACTAGCTTAGGCGAAATGAATCGAATGAAGAAACTTGCAGGATTGGCAAGATAAAACCATTTTTAAGCAAGAAATCTCTTGCTAAGATAAATAAAAACGTATACAATAACATGTATGCGTTTTTTGTTTTAGAGGGTTCTAAAACAATATAGGCACAAAAAGCAAACTTAAGGCTATTAATAGGAGAACAATTATGGCATCTTTAGCAGAAATCCGAGCAAAGCTCAAAGAACAGGAATCACGTGGTTCCGACAACAATCAACGTTCCGGTGGTGATAATTCAATTTATCCATTCTGGAATCTCAAAGAAGGATCTGAAGCAACAGTAAGATTCTTACCAGACGGTGACTCTGACAACACATTTTTCTGGGCAGAACGAGCAATGATTAAATTGCCGTTTGCTGGAGTTAGTGGCAGCACAGATAGTCGTCCAGTCCAAGTCCAAGTACCTTGTATGGAAATGTATGGCGGCACATGCCCTATTCTAGCAGAAGTGCGTCCATGGTACAAAGACGAATCGCTTAAACAAATGGCCAATAAGTATTGGAAAAAGCGTAGTTATATCTTCCAAGGCTTCGTTGTTGAAGACGGTCTGAAAGAAGAAAATGCTGCTTCGAATCCAATTCGTCGATTCATTATCGGCCCACAAATCTTTCAATTGATTCGTGGCGCATTGCTTGATCCAGAAATGGACAATCTGCCAACAGACCTACTCCACGGTGTTGACTTTAAACTTATTAAGACAAGTAAAGGCGGCTATGCTGACTACTCTACTAGTAAGTGGAGTCGTCGTGAGCGTCCATTGAGCGATGTTGAACAGACAGCTTTAAAAGAGCACGGCTTGTATAATCTCAAAGACTTCCTGCCTAAAAAGCCAGGCGATGTCGAACTTAAGGTTATCAAAGAAATGTTCGAAGCAAGTGTCGAAGGCGAACCATTTGATATGGATCGTTGGAGTCAATACTACAAGCCTGCTGGCATGAGCCAAGCAACAGGCGATCCAGTTGCTAAGACTAAGGCAGCTGATACCGAAGATGCTCCGTGGGAAGAAGACACCACTAGCGTTGCTAAGGCAGCTCCAGTAGCACCTAAACAAGAAGCTTCATCTTCCGCTGGCGGCGGCAGAGCAGAAGACATTCTTGCGATGATTCGCAATCGTCAAAAGCAATAATAGCTTTTAAAATGAGGGCCCTCGTGCCCTCATTGCCACCTACGAGGAGATCATATGGCTAAAAAACAAGTAAACAAGATCGGCGATAAGCTCGCTAAAGTAAATGATTCTTTTTCTATTCAAATGTACAACAACGGTTTTATGTTTGAAATTGGCGGGAAAGATTCAGACGGTGATTGGAAGAACGCAAAGATTATGTGTTCAACTATTGACCAATTAGTAGCTCTGGTGAAAGAAGCTACCGAATTAGAAAGGGACGAATAATGGCAACAAAGGCATTTGATTAAAGTAAATTTAGAAAGACTCTTACTAAGAGTATTGACGGCTTAGGCGTAGGATTTAACGATCCTACCGATTGGGTCGGAACAGGCAATTATGCCTTAAATTATTTGATTAGCGGAGACTTTAACAAAGGTATTCCGTTAGGAAAAGTTACAGTATTTGCCGGAGAATCTGGCGCAGGCAAGAGCTACATCTGCTCTGGCAATATTATTAAGAACGCACAGGAACAAGGAATTTATACAATTCTTGTCGACAGTGAAAACGCACTGGATGAAAAGTGGTTACACGACCTTGGTGTTGACACAAGTGAAGATAAGTTGTTAAAACTTAACATGGCCATGATTGACGATGTGGCCAAGACTATTTCAGAGTTCATGAAAGAATATAAGGCAATGGCAGAACGTCCTAAAGTCTTATTTGTTGTTGACTCGTTGGGTATGTTGTTAACTCCCACTGACGTAAATCAGTTCGAAGCAGGCGATATGAAAGGTGACATGGGTCGTAAACCTAAGGCACTTACTAGTCTTGTTCGTAACTGTGTAAACATGTTTGGTAGTTATAATGTTGGTTTAGTTTGTACTAACCATACATACGCAAGCCAGGATATGTTTGATCCAGATGACAAAATTTCAGGTGGACAAGGCTTTATCTACGCTAGCTCTATTGTAGTTGCTATGCGTAAATTGAAATTGAAAACAGACTCTGATGGTAACAAGACTAGTGAAGTACACGGTATTCGCGCCGCCTGTAAAATTATGAAAACTCGTTACGCTAAACCTTTTGAAAGTGTACAAGTTGAAATTCCATACACTACCGGCATGAGTCCATACAGCGGATTAGTCGATTTGTTTGAAGGCAAAGGTATGTTGAAGAAAGAAGGTAACAGCCTTGTTTATATCACTAGAGATGGTGAAATTATTAAACAATTCCGTAAGCCTTGGGAACGAAATGAAAAATCTGGATTGGATGCTATCATGAAAGATGTTACTAATCATGGAGAAAATATTCCTTCTGAGATAACTACTATTGACGGAGAACAGGAGACCGCATAATGAACGAAAATCAAATTGCCGACATATGGCTTCTATTTAAAGAGTATGCTGACAAAAAGGCAGTGGAGTCGCTAGCTGAACGCTATGTAGATTTACTGGCCGATCATGGTATTGGCGACAAAACTTTGAAAGATTCGATAGGATTCGACGAGTCACTCGACGACGCAATTGAATATTACCTTGACCAGGATAGTGAAGAAAGTGTCGACGACGAAGATAATTGGGATTTTGATGAAGACGAGGATTAAATGAGTTGGTATTCAAAAGTTTCTAAAGATATTTCGAATATTCCAGATGCTGTGGCGTATTACGAAACTGAATTACAGGCGGCCAGAGCCGATGCTCGTATTTCAGGTAACATAGAAAAAGCTTCAGCAGCTATGCCAGGTATTGTAGAACAACGATTTAGTCAACTACAAGAAATTGAAGCAATTTTGGAATATTTGAACATCGAACTCAGGCGACTTAAAAGTCAACTGTTTAGAAAATATCTAGAAACTTACCAACGGGCTCTTAGTAGTCGTGATTGCGAGAAATTTGTTGACGGCGAGGCAGATGTTGTTGATTATGAAAAAATTATCAATGAATTTGCCTTGCTACGCAACAAATGGCTGGGCATTACCAAGTCACTTGACATCAAACAATGGCAACTTAGCAATATTATAAAATTACGAGTAGCTGGAATGGAAGATGCTACACTTTAATTGACATTTTCGCAAACGTATGTTATAATTTACTATGATAACTGTTGATGCCTTACTTATACACCTTTTTAAAAATGCCTTTTTGACCGAAAAGGTATTTCCTTCGAAAGATAAGCGAATATTGTTGAGTTTAGCTCGACAACTTTTACAAAATACTTTTTTGACTGAAAATCAGTCAAAATTATTGACCAAAATTTTCAAAGAAAACGCAGTACACCTAGATGGCATCGTGGATGACGTTCACAATGTGATCAATTCTGATACATGGTCCGAACCTTTTAGAGTAATTCAAAAAATTCGCAAAATTTACATAGATCCCGGTGATGCAGACACCTTAGTTATAGAGTTTACCTACGACAAGAGACTTCGTAACAAGCTCACAGGCCTTAACAATCGACTACAAGGATCGTTATCCACTCACGGCACTAGACATTTTTCCGTATCACTCACTGAAAAAAACATTCATGTACTGGTAGGTGAATTTCTTCGAGAAAATTTCGAAATTGATGAAAAAATCATGAAATTTTACGAAGACATTGATCGCACGTTGTCATCCTCAGAAATAAATTTTTCGATACTTGACTCGAAAAATGAAAATTTGAAAAAAATACTGACAGACGATATCGGCACGTATACCAGTGAAAATCATCTTTTACTAAATGACCGAAAAATCCGGTATCAGTACGATTTTTTCGAAAAATTACCCAATAAATTCTTGACCACGTTGATAGCACAACGACCGTCCACTAAAATTTTTATCGATAACTCATCTTGTACCTTAACAGAGGTAATAGCCAGTTTAATAAAACTTAAAAGACTGCCACTTTTAGTAATTTTTGACGGACACGACTCTACTGTGAACAAAAAATCACTAAATTTGCTCGCAGACGCACTAAAAGCAAACGGTGTTGATGACCATATTGGAATTTATTTTAGATTTAATCAAGGCAATGATCCAGCTGGGTTCAACAAAACCATTTCTGAATTAGGATACAATAAAAATCTTTCCGAGCATTCGCAAGTTGCTGGCATTGCCAATAGTAAATTGCCCAAATTCTTCATTAAAGACAAATGGAAGCCTAAAAGTGTGATTTCGTTTACAACGAGTTTTAAAAATAGTAAAAGTTATGTTTACTGCACTGACGTTGATCTAATTATATATTATGGGGATAAAAAGCCTCTTCAAGGAAATGTTGATGTCATCATGTAAGCTAATAATCAAGGACGAAGTTAACATAAAAATAGAGGGTCTCAGTGTGGAAATGCGTAGAAAACTATCTAACGCATTCAAGTACGATATTCCCTATGCCAAGTATCATCCAGCTTATAAGCTAGGCAGATGGGACGGGCAAGTAACATTGTTTGGTCTCGGCGGCAACGGTTATATCAATCAACTACCCAAGATATTAAGTTTGCTAGATAGCTCAGGAATTGACGTTTCTTCTATTGAAGATTTAAGACAGCCTACAAATTTAGCCTTTGCTAAAGTTACAGAATCGTACTGGGCCGACCAAGGAAAAACTTGGCCTAAGGGTCACCAGCAAGAAGGTCTGCCTATCATGTTGCGTGATTATCAAGTTGACACTATTAATAATTTTCTCGAGAATCCGCAGAGTTTACAAGAGGTGGCAACAGGCGCCGGTAAAACAATTACCACAGCTACGTTGGCACAATTATGCGAACCGTTAGGTAGAACAATTACTATTGTTCCTAATAAAAGTCTTGTTGAACAAACAGAAGAAGATTTTATCAACGTGGATCTTGATGTAGGTGTTTACTACGGAGATCGTAAAGATTTAAATAAAACTCACACTATCTGTACATGGCAAAGTCTGAACATACTAGATAAGAAAAGTAAAAACTTAGAACATGACATTGTATCACTTGCTGAATTTTTAGAAGGTGTAGCATGTGTTATTGTTGATGAAGTACACATGGCAAAAGCCGAAGTACTGAAGAATTTGCTTACACAAAATCTTGCTAATGCGCCAGTACGCTGGGGATTAACAGGCACTGTGCCTAAAGAAGCATTTGAATATGAAAGTATTTTTGCCAGCATCGGTCCTGTAATCGGCGGAATTAAGGCACATGAATTACAGGAAAAAGGTGTACTGAGTAATTGTCATGTTAACATTGCTCAGTTGATAGATTTGCCTGAGTTTAAGACTTACGCAGAAGAATTAAAGTATCTAGTTACTGATGACGACCGCATGGTTTATATCAGCAAAATGATTAAAGGAATAGCCGACAGTGGTAACACGTTGGTACTTGTTAATAGAATCGATACCGGGAAGTTTCTTGTTAACGAGCTGGAAGATAGTGTGTTTATTTCCGGAGAAGTTAAAACAAAAGACAGGAAAGAAGAATACGACGATGTTAAAACTAGTACTAATAAGATTATTGTGGCGACTTACGGTGTGGCCGCTGTGGGTATTAATATCCCCCGTATTTTTAATCTGGTTCTTTTGGAGCCCGGAAAG